GGAAAGCAATTAAGGCAGCACTCCGAGAGAACGATGGCAACGTCAGCGACACACTGGATGATGTCGACTGGGGGCGCACAACCGTCCGTCTTGTGCAGCGATCCAAGTCCTACCCGGACTACAAGAGGCTGACCAATAAGTGATTCTTCTGGTTCGGGCTTTATGGGCAAGAGCCCGACACAGAGTAATCAAACGCGGGGTAGTAGAACAGTAATACGCCAGCTTCATAAACTGGAGAAGTGGGTGCGACTCCCACCCCCGCAACACAAAAAACCCAATAAAAAAAGCTGCTGGCTCCGAGTGAGGGATCATAACCCTCCGCAGGGAGCCAATATCGCGCTTACCTACTGCAGTAGATCTGCGTAAGCTCGGAGCCGGTGGCGAATGAAAATATAAAAAAAGAACCGAATCACAAACTGCCGAATGCGATCATCTGCGACATAGACGGAACCCTCGCGCTCATGGGGAACCGCAGCCCATTTGACTACACCCAAGTCATCAACGACAAGCCAAACTACCCAATCATAGGACTCATCAACACCTACGTGCACTACGACAGAATGAACCCACACTGGGAGCCGACCCGTATCCTACTGGTCACCGGGCGTGAGGAAACCTGCCGCGAGATGACCAAAACATGGATGGATCACAATGGAGTACCATTCGACGCCCTCTTCATGCGTCCCAAGGGAGATAGACGTGTTGACTACGTGGTCAAACAAGAGATATACGAGCGCGAAATCCATCACCAATACAACGTGCTCTTCGTACTGGATGACCGAAACAAAGCGGTGAAGATGTGGCGATTCTTGGGGCTCACGTGCCTACAGGTCGCGCCGGGAGATTTTTGATGATCATTGTAATTGATGGGGTAAAAAAGAAAAGATGTTTTCGGTGTCGACAATTCAAAAGGGTCGAAGATTTTTATAGAAATAAGACCAAGGCTGATAAACTTAATTCTGAGTGTAAAATTTGTAGTAAGAACAAACAGAAAAATCAATACTACAAAGATATTAAAAAATCTAGAGTATATTATCGAGAGTATAGAAGAGAGAGTAGACAAAAAAAAATCGCAATGCTACACTGAACACAAGCACCCATAGCTCTCCCAAGGAGAACACCTATGCCAAAGAAAACCAAGAAACCATCAGCCCCTAAACCAACCACAGACCTCGCTCTGCACCCCGACTATATCGAGACACAGAAGTTCAAGGACTGGTGCCGACTATTCTTCGATAAAAGCAACAGAGAAACCTACGGAAACGCCACAAAATCAGCTCTCAGAGTCTACAACACAGAATCGTACTGGTCAGCAGCAAGCATAGGACATGAAAACCTCAAAAAGGTTAAAAACATGAGGCTGGCAATTGCCGACAACGAGGGGTTCGGACTCGCCGATATGATGAAGATCGGACTGACTAAAATGCTGTCAGGAGAATTCGGCGACTGGGACAAGATGATGGTGCGCCTCGGATACTTCGAGCCAGAGCCGGGCAAGGTGGAAGCCACCCAAAACAACTTCAACTTCAACTTCGGAGATATGCAACAGGCAATAGCAGCCAGCAGAAAAGAGAGGGGGCTGACGATATGACAGAATCAGTAAATTTGTTAAAAATCGCAGAAGAGGTTTGGCAATTATACGTGCCGAGTAAAGAAACGAGTGCTCCATCAGAAATACATGACGACTACGAAGATTGGTCGATGGGAGCAAAAGCAACAGTCCAAGCCCTTGTGTGGACGATTGTAGGGCTCATAGCTGGGCAGTCCGCATCGGTGGAGCTTATTAAAAAAATTAAGGAAATGGGGGAGAAGAAAAAATGAAACCACCAAAAGGATGGAAAGAGGATAAAACCGATCCAAAAATATGGTATCCGACAAAGAAGACGTTGAGAGAGAATGAGGAATTATTGAATAAGATGGGTGCCGCTCATGGCATTAAAGTGCCTTTATGGGCGCAATGGTCAAAAAGTAAACACGTCCAGATATTCCATAAGAAGCTGGTGCCGGACGGAGACGGAGTACGATTCATAGACGTGATTCACACCATACCAATCGACAAAACCATATTCAACGTGAGATTATTCGGCAAGCGATGGAAGCTCATCAGGACGGAGTACATATGATACATTTTAATTTTAATGAAGGAATGTTTTGTTATCCTTGGTTTCCAGTGGTATGTGTGTTCAATGAAGGGGGATATTGGTTATATCTTGCTGCTGGTATCCCTTGGTGGAAATACGGAGTTATTCCGTGGATGGACAGCCAAGAAAAAATGATTTACTACAGCCCAAAGCTCTTAATTAGAATTAAAATAAAGAAAGGATTTTGATCATGATCAAACCCATGCCACACTATATTGTTCTCGGAGAGCCAGTCAGAGAGGACAGGACACAAAGCGGTCTTGTCCTCCCAGAAGCAGAGATCAAGCGTCAAGCCACTGTAGAGGCGGTAGGTGATCTTGTAACCATCGTCAAGCCCGGTGACCAAGTCATATACAGACCCTACGCGGGCGATCAGGTAAAGTACAAAGACAATCAATACCTAATCGTTCACGAAAAAGAGCTCAAGGCTATCGTGAGTAGCAATTAGGCAATAGTAGGGCTGTAATATCCAGTCAGACGGCACATGATTGGGACGTTGCGGTTCTCTGTTGCCTAATTTTTATATGGAACTACCAACAAGCATTCACTACTGCGCCGGATGCAAAAAACGTCACTCCGAAGATGACTGGCGGTGGCATGAGAAAAAAGTAAAGAGAAAGATCATCCGATGGTGCCACGAATGTATCGACTGCTATGGATGCCAGACAGTACACAGGAATGATAGCGGGGGATCGCGCATAGACTCCCGAGGTGAGATATGCCGCAAGTGGTACGCCAGCCCACCCAAATCATTCAAGCAAAAGATAAAGAGCATGAGCACCGAGGAAGTCCTCAGTGGAACCATGCATGGGCTCCCCAATCAGTTCAAGAGCCAATCAGAGGACTACACTCCACAGGTAAAACAGCAGCAGAGAAAAACGGTACTGGAGGCACTCCAATGAACATAGGCAGCATCGAAGACCTGATACAGATAGCCCACGACGACCCGAAGTATATAATCGAGTCCGCATTCTGGGTGATAAACAAAAACAAAGAGCCCGTCCCGTTTATATTCAACGAGCCACAAACGCTATTCTACAACGAGCGCACCACCCGTGATGACCTCGTCAAAGCAGGACAACTCGGACTCTCCACGGTGATAGACGCAATCCTGACGGTGAAGTTCCTACTGGTGCCCAACTCATGGAGCATCGTCATATCTCACGAAGAAGAGGCAACCAAGCGTCTCTTCGAGAAAGTAGACTACTACCTTAAGCACCTCCCCCCATGGCTCGCGCGATTCTATGTCCCGGGAAAGACCACACAGGGAGACATGGTCAACAGTTTCTGTAACTCAAAGTTCTACATCGGAACCGCAGGAGCCCGGGCATTCGGACGCGGAGACACTCCACATTATGTCCACATGAGTGAGTCCTCACGCTGGAAAGACGACGGGCGTATCCTGACGGGCTTAATCCGCGCCGTACCAGCAAACGATCCACACACATGGATAGTGAAAGAGACAACGGCAAACGGGGAGGGTACGCTGCACCACATCGAGTATAAAAAAGCCAAAGAGGGCAAGAGCATATTCAAGGGGCACTTTCTGCCGTTCTTCAGCAACCCAGAATACCGCATATCCGAATCCATACCTGAGAAAGAACTGACGGAAGACGAGCGAAACCTCCTGAAACGCTTCCCCCCAGAGCAAGCCAAAAAAAACAAGGGATACGTGGACATAGCAACGCTGGCATGGAGACGCTTCATGATAAAAAGCCTCCCTATAGAGGCAGGGAGACAGCCAGAAGAGATGTTTAAGCAGGAGTTCCCCGTCGACGACACGGAAGCATTCCTCTCATCCGGCAATCCAGTGTTCTCAGGGAGTGCTCTCGCCCGATACAAAGCCAAAGCCCGCGATCCGATAATGATAGGAAACCTCGAGGGTATAGGGGAAAGCCCATCAATCGTGGAAAACGAAACAGGATGGCTGAAGCTCTGGGATATGCCAACATCAGATGACAAGTACGTCATATTCGCAGACGTAGGGGAGTTCAGCGATTTCTGTGTGGCAACCGTCGTCGAGAAGAAGTCATGGAGGGTAGTCGCAAAACTCCGCGCAATCATTCGCGCCCACGCATTCGGAGACGAACTGCACAGACTGGGACACTTTTTCAACAAAGCACTGATTGCAGTCGAGGCAAACAACATGGGCATAAGTACCATAGACCGTCTCAAAACGCTGAAGTACCCAAATCTCTATATGCGAGACAGGCTCAACGAGAAGACAAAGCAGTCTACCAAAGAGGTAGGCTGGGTAACCAATGGAAAGACCAAGCCATTGATGATAGGGCATATGCAGGAGATCGTAGGGCTCGGGGAGGTAGACATCCCAGACATCGAGATCCTCGATGAAATGACGACATTCATAAAGAACGAGGACGGCACACTGAGTGCCAGCCCGGGAAACCATGATGACTGCGTAATATCCATAAGCGGCGCATACTACATCCTGAAACTCAACCCTCTCATAGAAAAGGTGGCGACGAAAGAAACGGTGGTCACTCGGGTGCGGAAGTTTCACAGTCTACGCAGGACAAGAAACTTCCACAGCCTCAGAAGATAGGTGGCTATTGCAAAAAACCAAAAGGTGCTAGAATGGAACAGAATATGGATACGCCAACCCAGAGCTCTAACCCTCCAATCGAATACGACGCCATAAACACCGCAACAAAACGTATGCAGCTATCGCGTCAGTACTGCCAGCCATACTTTGATCGCTTCCTCGACAACTATAAACACTACTTCATTCGCACCATAGACGAAGCCATAGAAGAGGATCCCGAATCGTACCCGTTCTACAGCAACCTGATGCTCCCGATCTCTTACCAAGTCGTGGAAACGATCATCCCGCGTATGTTCTCCCGTCTCCCAGCATTTAACATAAAGACCGAAGAGCAAAACGACGAAACGGCAGAGCTCGGCATGAAAGAGCTCATCCGCTACCAAATGAACCATCCATACCTGATAGACGATCCAGTATTCGCGAGACTGACCGGGGGACTCAAGGAAGAATTCATCACAGGAAATAGCTGGGGAGAGGTGCCGTGGTACATGAAAGAAGTGGAAGTGGTCGAGTGGCAGCCATACAGTGACCAGCTCGGCATATCAAATCCTGCATGGGAGAATTTGCAGCCGATCATGGAGTACGGAGTCCAGCCACAATGGAAGCTCGTCAAAGTGAAGAAGCGCGTCATCGACGCACCAGTCTACCAAAACAAGTCCGTCTTCCATGTGTACCCAGACCCGAAGAAAAAGCGCGTCTCGGATATGGGATGGGCAATCGTCGAAGAGTTCATGACCAAAGAAGAGATATTCGACATGGCGAACATGGCTCCCCGCTACTTCCAGAACATGGATGCATTCAAGGATCTCAAACCCACCATGCCAGAGAACGCCGGAACCAAAGGGCAAAACTACGATGAGCAACTCGCCAACATATTCAGATCCAGCGACTTCACATTCCGAGACGAAACACAGGGGCAATACAAAGTCTGGTTCATGAAAGAAAAGAATAAGCTCTGCATCATCGTCAACGAAACCATCGTCATTCGAGAGGGTGACAATCCAAACGGTGACGGCAAGCTGGGACTCATCCTCATGAAAGACATCCCGATCCCACACGAACTTTACGCATGGGGAGAGCCGGATCCAATCAAAAAGATAGAGGATAGCATGAGTGATCAAGCCAACATGAGAAACGACAACGTGTTCTATGACCTCATGCGTATGTGGAAACTGAACCCTGAATCACTGGTAGACGGAGAAGAGTTTATCCCAGAGCCGGGAACCGTCGTACAGATGAGCAAACTCGAAGACCTCCAGCCAATAGAAACAGGATCCACCAAGGCAAGCGCATACCGAGAATACAACGAATGGGAGCAGATCATCCACAACGTATCTGGCGTGTCCGACTACGCTACAGGGTCAGCCGACCAAGTAGCAAATCAGACCAAGGGAGGAATTGAAATGCTCCAGCAAGCAGCCAACGCCCGATTCGCGCAAAAGCTTAACCTCTTCGAGCACCTCGGGCTCAACGCCATAGGGAGTATGTACGTCTCCCGTAATATGCGATTCTTCGACACTCCACAGCCACTCAACACGGCAAAGGGCAAGATGGTGATCACACCCGACCAGATCCGTATGCTTCGCGGCAACATTCACTTCATCACGACATCAGGATCCACCGAGTCGAACAATCAGGTAAAAGAGATAAAGAAATGGCAGACACTCATCCCAATGCTGGGCAAACCACCGTTTGATAACCTTACACAGGACGCACAGACCGAATGGGGCAAGCGAGCCCTCTACGCTCTCGAAGAGGCAGACGATGTAGACAAGCTCATGGCAAAGAACCCCGTCGCACCAGTGGTAGATCCAAATGCCGTGTTGACTCCCGGCGCAGAGGACGCTACAGTAGTGACAGAAACAGGGGCACAACCCGCATCGCC